AAATAATATCCCTAGAGGTCAAACAGTCGTGTTATCTATTGACAATGATCCCAAAATACAATCTAGATTTACTACAAAAAATATTACATTTGATAAATTAAATAATTATAAATCAGCCTTTTCCACTTTTACAAATAATGTAAAATCAAATGATTACGCCATTATATTAGTATCAGGGCATGGTTACCAAACAGCATCTAAAACAGGCGAAGAAGCTGATAAATTGGATGAATATATTTCTTACAATGGTGGTATTATTTTAGACAATGAATTAAACTTACTACTTGTTTCCAAATTAAGTAAAACTAAGCGCACATTTTGTTTAGGTGATACATGTCATTCGGGTACATTATTTGATATTAATAACACAGTTCCAAATGTATGTTCATTGAGTGCTTGTTTAGATAACCAACTAGCTTCTTGTGATATTGGTTATAACGCTGGATTTGGTGGTGCATTAACAGTACAATTACTTGATATTACAAATTCTATTAAAACTTTATTGATGGGACAAAAAAATGAAATTGATACTTTGGTTTCTAAATTATCATCAAAATTAATATTATTAAATCAAAAACCAGTATTATGTGGAATATAAATTTTACACCCTTGAAGATTTGAAATAGCTCATTTAACTTTAAAAAATTGAAATAAAGATATAAAGATATATTACGTATAATATGGATACTATGGATAAAAAGTATTTAAATAAATATGGCAATTTCTCATACAATCTCAATATTGAAATAGATGAAAGTTTGAGTGAAGATGAAAAAAATATAATTCTTCACGATATATTTAATTTAATTAATGACAAATATATTAAAAAACATATATCAAACACGGATATCAGTATCAAATGGAGGGTTTACGACAACACTGATTTATTACATTATTATACTGACGGTGACGGTATTCTTTCTGATAGAGGAATTTATGAGCATACAAAATTATTAATAAATGACATAAACAAAATAAAAAATAGTGATAAGATTAACATTCGTCTTAGCAAACCACTTACTAAATCTATTTGTATAATGTAAATAATATGATAAGTTTATTAATTATAAATGGTATAATATATAATTAATTTTATTATATATTATTATTCAATTTGATTTCAGACGGTAAAAATAATCTGTGAAAATTTTTTTACTTTTAATACATTTAGACATTTTTGATGCAGCAAAATTTTCAGCCTCTGCCGCTTTTGCAATAGAATCCCATGTTTCTAAGACAAGATCACTAGATAACTCAACTTTTTCTACCTTTTTTCCTGATACAGAAACTATTTTTTTAATATATTCTTTATTTTTTAAAGCTAAACCATAGTAGCCATCATTATTGCCAAATTCAGTCCATACTACTGCTTTTACAACATATTCACATGAGTTTAAATAATTTTTTAATTCTTTTATATCAGAATCAGTTGTATCTTTTAATAATTTTTCATTCCATCTTTTGTAATCCTCAAATAAAACTGAATTTAATATTTTATTGCTTGGTGAAAATTCACATGACTGAAATAAAAAAGTTTCTATCGCATTTCCTACAAATTGTTTTTTATATTCAATTGGTTTAAGTTTAACACCGCTATATCCATGAACATTTTGTAATTTATTTTCATTATTTAGTTTATTAAATCGGATAGGTTTAAATCTGATATCTAGATAGTGTTTAAATGCATGAAATATTTCTTTTTGTGGTTTTTGTTTTAACCATATTCGTAATTGACCTTCCATGTTTACAGAGGATTCATTTACATCATGTCTAATTATACACATTGTGTCAATAAATTCATTAAACTTTTGTGTAGTATCATTTTCAGGGATTAATTCATTTTTATAAACAAATTGGTTATCGGCATTAGTAATTGCTGACATTGATTTGTTTAACACTTTGACAGATAGTTGTTCTTTTAATTCTTCATTCTCCTTTTCAAGATCTCTAACTTTATTTTCTAGTTCTTCATTTTGTTTTATTAATTTATTAAAATTATCTATGCTATATGTCTTTGAATGGATTATATCTTTTATATAATTTGTTAGTTTGTCGATTGTAAAATTTGTTAAATCGTATGCTATTATTTCCTTTTTAATTTTACCATCTATTTCAATGTGGCGAATTTGTCTTCTAATTTTTACAGAAGTTTTAATTAATCCTTCTATTTCTACTTTATTTTGTACACGGAAAGCTGTAATTAATTGAAAATTATCATATGTTTTACGATGGTCGCTTACTCTTGTTTTGAGATCATTTGAATGACCAAATTTAATTAATTTTTCATTAGCTTCATTTGTGTTATCAATAGTTCCAATATAAATGCATTCTGTATTTACCGGAAACTGAATAATAGTTGCTTGTTCTTTTTCTTTCTTTAATTGTATTTGTTTTTGCTCGGAGTTTTCTTTGATTTCTAAAATAATAGACTCTTTTTGCTCTAATTGTAATCTTAATTCATCAGTTTCCTCTTCTACAATGTCATGTAAAACTTCTTCCATTTTCATATAATATTCATGAATTTCTGCTGCTTTTTTTGTTTGCGCTTTTAAGCAAAGAGATTTGAAACATTTAATTGTTAGTAAAAATGTTTGTTTATTTTGACCACCCCATTTTTCTTCATTTAAACTCGCTTTACAATTTGGCAAAGCAAGATTTTTATAATCTATATCAATTGTAAAATTTTTTTCTAATACTCTAATTGCACTTACTTTTTGACTAAACCCCAACCACTTCCACACATTATCTAGATCAACAACAAAATCTGTATTCTTATTGTAATTCAAGTAGCAATAAAAGCTACTAACAAATAATTGTTGTTCAAAACCTGAAAAATTTTCTTGAATTTTTGATATTAATTTACCATTATATGTATGTGACAATTTTGAGATTGGATTGCTCTCAATAAGTTCAACGATATTTAGCTCTTGCATCTTATTATATATTAATAATAGGATACTCTTTAAGTTTTTTCCTTGCTTTACATATTTAAAGCAAGATTGTAAAAGCAAGACTGTTGCTTTTATATTTGAAAGCGAATTTGTAAAAGCGATTCTACCATTTGCTCTTTTTGACAGAAATTTTTGGTCCCGCACCACGTTTCTTCACGTTATTTGGATCATATTGCTCCTCTTCGTCTTCATCATTTATCTGTTTTGACAACTCCCAAAACTCTTTTGATCCTAATCTGAAGTCATTATGAGGATCTGCTTTATACCAAAACACTTGATCTTGTAACTTATTCGATTTGGCATTGTTATTGATAACAAGACATTCATAATTCTCAGTACATTGATCCATGACTTGACAAAATGACTCTAATGTAGGGAACATACCAGCATAATTTTCATAAATTCGTTTCCTATTGGCTATATATGGTTCTCTTAAAATAAACACATAATCAATATTTGTTCTTAATGTGGGTGGTATTCCTAAAGGGTATTGCATTGTAATAATCAACATGACTTTCCAATGTCGCCCATTCATAAAAAGTAGCCGCATCATCTTGTCACGCGCCCAAGTATTATCATATAAACAGTCATCTAAGATAACAAAAGTTCGCGGATCAATAGTAGATCTTTTAAATTGCTCCATTTCTTTCTTGATCTGTTTCAAAACTTGTCTCTGTCGCTTCAAAATGTTCTCGATAATGGCTGTATTGTATTCATTGTGGATAAATAATTTTGGCACTAATTTACCGTAAAATCCGTTACCTTCTTCAGTTCCTGATATAACAGTTCCAATAGGAATATCTTGATGGTAATATAACAAATCCCTTACCAAAAATGATTTACCAGTGTCACGTCTCCCAATTAAAACAACAACAGGACCTTTTGATTCATTTGGCTTGAAACTGATTGTTTTCATATCAAAACGTTTTAGGTCTAAATTCATTTATTATTATATATTTTTAAAAAAATATATTTATTTACGCAACAAAAAATAAATAAAATGCTTAATAATTTAGTTTAGGCATTTATCAATTTATATTAATATTTGTTAGTTAATAGATATTCAAAATATAATAAGTTAAATATAACTTATAATTTTATTTTTATTAGCTAATGGCAATCAAGGTGAATTATCAAAAAAGAAAGAACATTAATCTTTTCAACAAATTTCAATCTAATACTAACATTTCTTTGTCCAATATTCAAAATTACATTCCTATTTATGAACGATTTTTTTCTCTAAATAACACTAATTACAATTCCATTAATTTAAATCATATGTGGAATATTTCCGATATTAAGGATTTAAAAAATAAGGATAAGGATCTTGAACATCAGCATATTTACACTTGTAAACTTAAACATATTGATGATGATGAAGATTTATCCTTAAACCAAAAAGTATTTATAAAAATGGCACCTTTGTTAGATCCGTTCAAGTATTTAGTTGGAAAATATAATCATACTGATTCTAACTTGTTTAATTTACCATCTATTGATAAAACTAAAAAAATTCATCCTAAAATAGAAGATTCTAACAATTCTTCTTATATTGACGGATTTTTCTCCTTTTTAACAAGTCAAGTTCTACATAAACATAATTTTATTCATGGATTAGATTATTATGGCTCTTTTTTAGCTATTAAAAATAATTATAAAATAAACATAATTGACGATATCGATTATTTAATTCAGTCCGATTTTTTTAACAAACAACAAAATATACTGTTTACGGTAGAAGACTATTCTCATTTAATACCTAGTCCACTAAGTAATGACCAATGTTTAAAACCATTAAATATTATGAATATTTCTCAAAAATCTAATCTATCAGTGAAATCAATCGACGATAGCATTTTTGAAAATATTTTTGAAAATAATACAACTACTAATAATCATATTACTCTTGATGATGTTAAAACGCTTAATATTGATTTAGTTGATATCACAAATTCTATTGATATTACTGATCTTAAAAAATCTGCTACTCTTAAATCAGGATCTTCCTGTTCATCTAGAACATCTCACACCAATGAAAATGATTTGATCGATAATGAAAATAGTAATCCTGAATTAAATGAAGTTAATTTAGACATTGAAGATTTAGAATGTTCTAATTCATATTCCGGTTCTTCTGAGTCTAAAACTGAATCCATGTCAGGTTCTAGAAATAGTCATATGGGATCCAGTGATTCAGGTTCTAGTACATGTTATGAAACAGATGATGATGAAAGCGATATCGAAGAGGAAAAATTGTTTTTAACTTTACCTAAATTTCCTGTGCAGGTTATTTGTATGGAACATTGTGAAAATACATTAGACGATTTAATTATTAATAATGATTTGTCACACGATGAATGGATGTCTGCTTTAATGCAAATTATTATGACATTAATAACTTATCAAAAAATGTTTTCATTTACACACAATGATCTTCACACAAACAATATTATGTATATACCAACTAACAAAAAGTACATCTATTATTTATACAAAAAAAAGTATTATAAGGTTCCAACCTTTGGTAAAATATTTAAAATCATCGATTTTGGACGTGCTATATATAAATTCGATAACAAAATTTTTTGTAGCGATAGTTTTCAAATAGGAGGAGATGCGGTAACTCAATATAATACAGAACCTTATTTCAATGATAAAAAACCTCGATTAGAACCTAATTTCAGTTTTGATTTATGTCGTCTAGCATGTTCTATTTTTGACTATATTATAGACGATATGGATAGTATTAAAAATATAAACAGCTGTGATCCTATTGTAAAATTAATCGTTGAATGGTGTACAGATGACAATGGTATTAATGTATTGTATAAAAATAACGGAGCTGAACGTTATCCCGATTTTAAATTATATAAAATGATTGCGCGTTGTGTTCATAATCATACTCCTAATGTCCAACTAGAACGACCTGAGTTTAGTAAATTTGCTGTGAATAAAAATAATATTACAAAGGGTGAAGCTGTTATGAATATAGATGAGATTCCTTCATATATTAATTAAAATATTTAGGTTGGGTTTTAGATTTTTTTTGAGTTATTTTTTTGAGTTATTTTTTTGAGTTATTTTTTGAGTTATTTTTTGAGTTATTTTTTTTGAGTTATTTTTTTTGTTAGATTATTTATTTTAATAATGATTAAATTAATAAAATAAAATATTATTATTTATTATAATGACTTATGGGTTTATTATTACAAGACATGTAAATTCCGAGCAAACAAATAAATATTGGAACCAATGTGTAAAATTAATAAGAATACATTATCCTTTAAGAAAAATTATTGTTATTGATGATAATAGTAATTATAATTTTGTAAAAGCTGATCATGATTATAAAAATACTGAAATAATACAATCAGAATATCCTAAACGTGGAGAACTATTACCCTATATTTATTTTTTAAGATACAAATGGTTTGACAAGGCAGTTATCATGCACGATAGTGTTTTTATTCATAAAAGAGTTCCTTTTGAAAAAATTCAATGTCCTGTTTTGCCTTTATGGCATCATGGATATGATAAGGAAAACCTACATAATTTATTAAGAATTTGTAGTAAATTAAAAAATAATTTGTATTTAAAAAATAAATTAAACGGTAACGAAGTTAATATACTCGGTTTCAATAAAAATGATCATTTTAATCTTTGTTTTGGTGTTCAATCATTTATTACTTTAAGTTTTTTAGAAATGTTAGAAGCAAAATATAAAATTACAAATTTAATATCAACAATTAATAATAGAACCGATAGATGCGGTCTTGAAAGAATTATGGGATTACTATTTTGTCAAGAATATTCAAAATTAATTCACATTGGTTCTCTTTTTGGTGAAATTTTTAATCATCACATGGCATTTGGTTACAATTATAATCAATATTTAGATGATTTTAAAAATAGAAAAATGTATGGTGCGTTTGTCAAAGTATGGACAGGCAGGTAGGTAATATTCGTTCCCTACTAAAATGGTGGATTATCTGTAAAAGCAATAGGAGTTGTTGGTACAACAGTTTCTCTTATAACAGGAGTCAATTGCTCTAAAATAAAATTACCTGAAACGACACTAACATATACAACTAAAGAATCTCTAACAAGCAACTTAAGTGGTATATTTTCCTTTTCAACATATCGCATTTCTAAAAATTTGGCAATAAAAAAAATCACTGATATTATTCCTGCAACTAAAAATATATTATCCATTACAATATATTTTTACAATTCATTTCGTAATTTAACGCGTTAGTTAACTAACAAATTATGCTAAAACTTCTATATCATCTAACAAAAAATTTGGTTCTAATTCTACTTGTTTTTCACCAATTACGTGAACGTCTAAACTATTTAGATCTACAAGCTCATCTGATATCTTGAGTTTTTCATCATCATCGTCTTCCTCTTCCAACTTTCTTTGAGCATTTCTTAAATTACTTATTTCCTCTAAACGCTCAATCGTTTTGGGAGCAGTTATTAATTCTTCTTTTCCTGTTTTGTCAACAGCCTTATCTACATCATTGAATTTTAATCCATCTATCTTTGTTTTTTCACCTTCTGTAACAAAAGTAGTCTCTCCTCTTGCGTTTAATGCCTCGCTTTTTTCCACTATTTGCTCTTTAATTTCTTCAATAACATCATCTTCTACAGTTTCATCCATATATGCTTTTAAAATATGTTCAATTGGTATGCTCTCTCTTACCGCATTCAAAATACATTCTTGAACTATTATCTCTAATTCTCTGTTATGTTTTTGTATTTGTAAAGGAGCAACGTGCATTTCAAATAAATACACATTTTTATATATTTTTCGTGCTACATTTATATATGCCTTATGTATAAAATCATCTAATTTGGGTATATTAATATCGATCTTTTTTTGTTTTTGACCTACTCTCATAGCAGTTAGTAATTTTAGTTGAATTATATGAACACATGTAACTAATTCTTCTAAATATCCACATCCACTTCGTTCTATAATTCGCTTTTTTTCAGTTTCAATAATATTAGGATTCCATTTTGGAATACGTGTTATCAAATTTTGAAAAGTCATTAAATACTTATCCATTTCTTCATTTTCTCTACATAATTTTACAGACT